TTTGACCTATAGGGTTGGCGGATTGTCCGAAACCTATATTACCTGGTGTTGGACAACAATCTACATCACCATTAGGTGGTACATCACCATTAGGTGATATAAATCCTTTAGGGTAACAACCGTTACCTACCCACTCAACGTTAAAACCTAATACCGATTTAGTGCAACAGTCTATACCTAATGGGATACCATTAAATGTTATTTGACCTATAGGGTTGGTGGATTGTCCGAAACCTATATTACCTGGTGTTGGACACCTTTTTGTACCACCTATTGTACCTATAATAGCACTTTTACTAATATTCTCATTTTTTTCTGATTCCAACTCACCCATTTCTGATGTCAATGAAGATATCTTAGATTCATTTTTAACAAAAATAATATTTAATTGTATTTTTTGTGAATCTGATAAAGATAGATTACCTTCACTATTAGTAATATTTTCCGTAGTTGTATTTAATAACTCTGCTGTTCTATTTATAGTATTAACAATATTATTAGACTGTAATACGGATTTTTGTAATGAAGAATCTGGTTCAATGAATTCACTACCTCTTTGAGTTAATAGGTTAATCCTTGTTTGTGTTATAAATACTTCTTTTTCTAATGTGGTTATTAAATTACCATCATTTTCAAATTTAGCTTTTACTAATTTTCCCTGTAAACCATTAGACGTTTGACAATTTTTTAATAAATCATTATAAATTATTTTTTCGTTTTCATTTTTTAATTTTTGTACACTAACACAATTATTAAATTCGTCATTTTTATTTAACTTTGTTGATGATATTGTCCCATATACCTGTAATGTACAGAAATTATTATAATTAAAATTATCTAATTCTTTTATCTTAACGTCATATATAGTACAATCTAAATTAGTATTTATTTCAGTAGTAGATTTACTAATAACCTGATTATCACTTTCCTTTTCTTTAATTTTATCAGCTCTTTCATTTATTTTAACATCTAAACCAGCTCGTTTTACTAATAACCCACTAAGTTCATTTTTTAATTCTATTTTTAATGTATTTTCTTTTAGAATTATTGACAGTTCTTTAGTCGCAATTTCATTTTTATGATTAACTAATGTCTTATCACCATCACTAATAGTTCCATCAAGGTTTGTAATAGTAGGGCGACCACAATTTTTATTAAATTCACTTATTATATTTTCTATAGCCCCAATCAATAGTCTATAGTTTGATAACGTGTTTGTCCATAAACCACACTCTAGTGGTACATCTAATGAACAAATGTTTTGTGTTTGTATATACTCTGAATAGTTAATGTCACAGGATCCAAACAGTGAAGTAGGGATACTATAACACCCATTTAATGTGGTAGTTAAACTATTGAATGTTGTATTTAAATTTGTTATATAATCAATTAACTGTACAGGTACCCCCCCTATTATCTCTCCATCAACAATTGATTGGTATTGATCGTATATAAAATTAACCCATGTTTGGTTATTTGATGCCCATTCATTAAGTGATACTACATTTCCACCTATAGCGTTACAACAATCAGTAGAAGGTTCAATAATACAGTTATTATTTTGCCATATCACATATTCTTCGCTAGAACTTGTTTCACTATTAAAATTATTTATTAATGAAAGTGGGTCAGTTGGATCCTCTTCGTTGGAAGTGAACGTAATGAAATTTCTACAATTTAAATTATTTAAAGAAACATCGCTAAATATAGAAGGGTTACAAGGATCCTTTTTAACACACTCCATTAGATTCTCTGCTGTATATTTTAACATATAGTCAAAAGAAAAGTCTATTGTACAAGAACAATCATCCAACTCAGGTAATCTAAAACCTTGCCATTTTTCACTTGCGAAGGTAACGGATACATTATTAATATCATCACAACCTATCCTAGTACTATCTACTGCCGCAGTGATAACATCAGGTGGTGTAATTATGAATGTACCAGAATTATAATAAGGTATTAAAATACCGTCACAATTAAAAGTAAATTGTCCGAAAGTATAATTATAAAAGTCTGCAACTTCTTTATATAATGTAGCTAATTGACCATTAGAATTCCAATCTAATATGAAATCATAAAAAGGGTCTTTAGGTGTGAAGGATATCCTACCATATTGATCAATGGTATTTACTTTCCATTCAGAAGGGATATTTAATGTGGTAGAAGAAAATAACGCGTTTGGTGTTATAAATAAGCTATTACTATTAGTGTCAGGACCCAATAAAATTACAGACTCATCAAAACAATCTTTAAACATATTAGTAGAAAAATATGATACTATATCACCAGCAGGATTCTGATACTCATTATATATGGTATTCGCACTTATATTGACAATAGGGAATAGTGGGTTTAAAGAATTAATTACTAATTCTGGTGATTCTTGACCACCATTCTCAACACAAACAATATATTGTTTATCGTCAGAACTATTAATAACTTGATAATCATAACCATACCACGCACAACACTCAGGACTACTAATAATGGTGGTGGAAAGAGAATCAGATTCTGGACAATCAACAAAAGTAAATAATTCATAAAATAATCCAGTGAGGATTTGGTTTTCGTTAATTTGATCAATATATTCTTGAAAAGAATTAATATTGGGTATACCACTAAAATAAGATGATTCAGTTTGTGATACATCATTTATAGACTGTACACATTTTTGGTTAAATAATGTATAAATATTAGTGGGTATTGTATTATTCGCCATCTGAAATACTACAACACCATTTTCTAACTGAGATAATGGTGTTCCAACACAAGGTGCTAATTTAGAACAATATTCAGATTTAATACCTGACTCGTTTATATATGGTACATGTGTATAACCTAATGTAGTACAACACGAACCAAATTCATCAAAAGTAACTTTAGTGCCAGTATCATCAACATAGTATAAAAATGGTGAACAATCTGTCACCGCACTTAAAGTGTCACAATTAAATGGTTTTATATCAATATCTAATTCACTAATACAAATCTCTAAGGTATTATTACTATCACAATTTTCTGTAGATACTTCTAATAAACAATTATTTTGAGCAAGTTCATAATTATTTTTAATTACTTGCCACTCTGGTGAATATTGTAAATAACTATCTACCTCAATTTTCAATAAAAAATCTAAATATTCTTGGTTAGCAACTGCATATTGTTGTTGGAAAGTTGTTTTCCCGTCATTTTGTAATGGAGACTCTATAATACTATAATTAACAACTACACAATCATCTATAGGTTGGTACCCATTTGTTATACTATTGTAAGTTAATTGTGTAGTATAAAAATCTGTGGTACCTGTAGGTATCCCATTAAATATACCATAATTATAATTAGTGAAATAGTTTTTAGTTATAGTATTTGCGGTAATCTTAACTGTGGGCTCCGAATTAAAGTTTGGGATGTAACACCTACTAAAGTAATTTAAATACTCGCTACCACCATCATACTCACCAACGTGAGGATTATTCCCATATAGTATTGTCGGTGATCCTGACCCATAAGTTTCTCTATACCATCCACCACCTTTTTGGAAGTACATATCTGTTGTACCGTCTTCAACAAGTTCACCAGTTTCAGTGTCGATAAAATCGGTTACCACTAATTGACCATCTATAGGTGGTAAAGGGTACCCATTTTCATCGTAAGGTATATTACTTAGAACATTTTCATTAACTTCACCTGTATAGATATATAATAATTTCTTAATTCCGTCCATATCTAATGGTTTATCCACCATTACAAGATATTCATTAAAATTAACTAAAGCTTCTGGAGCACCAATAAATCTAAATAAAAATTCTACTGCTTTTCTCGTTCCCTTACTTTTCCATAACCAACCTATATTAAGTATTAATCTTCTGTATAACTCAATATCTATTTGTTCTTGAGTGTAATTAACTGAAGTACCACTAAATTGTCCGGACCCATTACTAGGTAATAATAACTTATTAAATGTCGTACTTGTTACGAATGTAATAGGGTCCAAACCTAACATGTGAGATAAATCTTTCACTAAAGAATCTGGAACATTATCTTTTTTATTATAAGTTACTACATGTGCAAATTTAATACCATTAATATATTTTTTAACTTCATCAAACTCAACACCATATATTCTAAGTAATTTAGTCGCCTTTTCACCGTTCAATGTTAAGTCATCACCATCACCTCTAGGGACAGTATCAAAACTATTTATTGCTTCAGTAGTATATTTTCTTATAATAATATCAGTTTTAGTTTGATCTAAATTAATTCCAATATTATTAATTTTATCCAAATATGTTAAGTAAAAACTATCAAAGAAATTTAAATTATACCCATCTTCAAGTATTGGGAATAATAATGTTTCCGAACTAGTTAACATTACACCATCATCTGTAGCATTTGTAGAAATGATTATTGATTTATAAGGTGGGTTTGTCTCCCTAGTTAAGATATTAGTTTGAAAGTTATTAAGTGAACTAAAAAAACCTTCAATTTCAGTTTCATTAGGTTTAATGAAATATGGTATAGAAGCATCCACATTTGTAAATAAAAACGATAGTGTCGGAATATATATTCCAGTTAATTCAGGAAAGGGGTTTCCATCAACAACTAACACTAAATCTGAATTAGTTGTTTGAGATGCTGGTGTTATATTTTTTATGTTTTTACTTATACCATTATGTTCTATAACATATGAACTATAATTTACAGTAAAATTTCTAAGTTTGTTTGAAGTGTCTACACTAGGTGTATATTGGAAATCTAAAGTATATTTAATCCCATATGGGTTAACGAAAAACCTACTATTAACAGTAAATGTGGACTCATCTCTGGAGATGTCATAAACATAATTAGTGATATTGTTACCAGTTACACTACCAACCTTATCATCTACGTAGATTGCTGCTGGCCATTTATCTTGTGCTTGTAGTAACGATGATCTAACCAACTCCTCAGCAGAACCATACCAAATATAACTCAGAGGATTTGTTAAATCTAAGTTCAATTTAGTTTTAATATTTTTTTGTATTGTTTGTTCTGTAGAATTCGTAACTATGTCATCCAAACAATATAGTTTTGACTTTGTACCTTGTTTAAATAGTATGTTTGGTTTAGGGTCTAAATTAACATCTATCGAAAAGTTTCCGTTGGTAAAAAGCGTAGTACCACCTTCACTAGTAAGTTGTAAACCTACTAAATCAGGACTAAAATTTCTGTATTCAATGTTGTCATTGAAAAATATCCTTTTTGCGTATCCCGCAATTTTTATTTTATTATTTTCAGCCATTTATATTAAAAATCTGTTACGTCATCAAAGTCTTTAGTTGGGTCAATTGTGAATTTTTGTTCTCTAACTTCATATAGTGGTTTACCTGTAAACTGATCCTTAACCTCATATAAGTTATATTGTTTATAAATTTGATTACCAAAGTTATATATAGTATAAATACCGTCTTCTAAAGATTTTGATTGATTTGAGTAAAGTGCGTATGCTAATGTTTCATCATCATATTCAACCATTTCTATTTCTAACATAATAGGGTTAAAAAATGTATTAGTTATAATCACACCTTGCTGTGGGTTTCCGATAAATGGAACTGCGTTAGGTTTTACTGATGGTGCTGAAGAAGGTGTTAACGTACAAAAAACTGTTGTAGAGTTATCATTAAACGTATAAGCTTGTGATGCATTATCATTACCTTGATTTTGTGTAATAGGTAATGCCCTATTATTTGATGTAATAATTCTAAATAAATTTTGTATTTTGTTTTGTCCTGTACCCGTATTCTCTTTTAAATATTCTATTCTATACCCTACTAAGTTTCCATTTTCAAATCTACTTTGTAACTCTGTAGGTATCTGATTTATATCGAAAGCTAAACCTTTTACATCTTGATTATCGATTAAAACCCCACAATCTTGTATAGTGGTTCTTATTTGTTTTGGTCTTATAATAATACTGTAAAATCCTTTACTACCAAAAACCGCTGTTGGTAATTTTAATGTATACAATCCACCCAATATTTCATTAACATCATTTGGACTATTCGTTGGTATTAGAACTTCTGATGGGTCTAAATTCAACAAATCTACACTACTCACCAGTTCTCTGGAAGGTGTATAACTATATAATATTTCCACATCATCAACAGATACATCTGCTGGTCTTATTGTTCCGTAATTTCCTGTTGCCATAATTTATTTTTTTATACTCTTACAAATCCACCTCTATTTGTGTCAATGTCATTTGTTGTCTTCAATTCAGATAATATTGCGTGTCTTTCAAATATATCTGCAACCCCTCTATTAATAAATACTACACTATTAACTTCTGGTTTAAAAACTATACCTAAATACTCTTCTTTTTTTATTATTGCGTTTAAACTAGTGTTGTTTATATTCCAACCACCACTATTACTTTTAAAATTTGTTTTGAAAAAAGATAAATTCTTACCGTATTCATCTACACTTCTTACGTACTCATTTTTATATGTTATAAATTCGATACCCGAATTTATACTACTTATATTATTTTGTTGGTAATCGGATACTTCTATAGGGTTCGACCCTATACTATAAATAGTTTTATTTATATCTTCACTTATAACACCATTAAAAACCTTTTTAGAGTTATCCGATGTATTTAAAAATGGTACATATATAGGGTTACCATTAACATCCAACCTATATGACCTTACTTGATTAAGGTAACCATCATCAGTATTACCCGATAATGTATTTTCACCAGTTAAATAAAAATTTAATGGTGCCCCAGCTAATCTCCCATAAGTGAAAGAATTAAAATTAGGTGGTGGTGCTGGTAATGTGGTATTTGAAGGGGTAAAAGTTTTATCTGAAAATATACCCATATCATCTACATCTTGAGTTAAAAATAAACTAACATCTACCGTATTCTTAATTTTTTGACCTAAACTATCTAAAATATAATTACCATTAGAATCAACTATATAGTTAGGTATTTTACCGTAGAAATATTTCGGGTTGGTATCGTCAATAACTGTTTTACCTTCAGTGTTGGTAATTAAAACACTTTTAGGTATACTTCTAACAGTGTAACTTTCTAATCCTATTTTTTTTCTAATGTATTCCATACTATATAAATACTCTAAGGTGTAATTTGCCAAAATGTTAATGTAGGTATCCCCCCTAATGGGAAAGGATTTAAATTAACACCTGGAGGTGGTTGTGATTGTTTAGTGTTAGGGGAAAACTTATATTTATATATCCCATTATCATTCTTTAAAATGACTTTTAAGTATAATATACCATCCACACCTTCTAAATTAGTTATTGTTATATTATTTGGGTCAATATCATTAGACGATGCTAATTCATAAACCCTACCATTTAATGAGTTATTGTATTGTACGGTTGCGAACATTTCATACTCTTTATTTGGTGCGTTGTCCACTAAATCTTGAAACCAATATATCTGAAACCCTTCATGGATTTCACCTGGTTGTAAAACAGGATCACCTAACACTAATGATATAGGCGACTCGTTCACACCTAATGGAAATCCATACGCGTTTTCTTGATCAACACCCACTTGAGTGTAAATATCTGAAAAAGATAGTAATTGATTTTTACCACTATAAGGACTATCAAATAAAGATAACCTCATAAAACTATTTATAAACCTACTAGACCTACAAAAAACATCATCAAAGGTGAAACCTAAATCAGAGTATACCCCCGGTTCTGCACCAACACCTCTATGATCAGGACTCCCTAAAGATATAGACTCGGGAGTATAAAAGTTTAAATTAATTTTAAACTTATTTATAATATTCCAATTATTATCGGATGGTTTAAATATAATTTTTTTATAATCTGTTATAGGGTTTATAGATTTTTTTATCTCATCTTTTACAAACTTATCCATAATCAACTCAGAGTTATCTACAGGGAAAAAATTACTCCCTAAAGATATATCGATAGTTGTCCCACTACCTATATTTCCTATTAATATTTTTCTTTTATCAACAAACATCATCAATATCTTTTTGTTTTAATAATGATAAATCTAAACATCCACCAGCAACGTCTCTTTTACCTAATTCATATTCACCAATGAAATCACCTAAATTAACATCAATATCTAAAGTGGGTAAACCATTATAGTTAGTTAAATTATTAACACCCCCAGAAATAAATGTCGTTGGATCTTCAAAACTATAATTTAAAAATGTGGGGTCCGTTAAATACGTTAAAAATCTTTCTTCATCACCTGATGGTGCCAAAGCACCTAAAGAGATTTCCTCATTAATTATTATAAAATCACAAGGTGGGTCTTGTCTCTGTAAATAAAACCTTTTATCTAAGTTAATGTAATGTGCACCACTTTCGAATGGGTAATCTACACCGCCTCCAGTTATATCCACTTCACCAATTTCTAATAAGTCTCTCCATTTAAAAACGTTTGTTGCTATTTCCGTTGCGTAATCGGGGATACCAAAAGAAGTTTTAAGTCCATTAATTTCTAATTGATTAGTAATATTATATTTTTCAATGACATACTGTAAATCCACTATGGGGTTTATATAATTAGAGAATTCTCTAATTTGTATTCGATTAAATGGTTTATATATATACCCCTCTTTTTTATCTTCCTTGTTACTATCAATACGATTTAAATATTCTCTATATATTGTATTAACTCTATGGTATGTTAATTCTAACCTTCTTTCTATTAATTCATTCTCATTATATTCAACGATATCACCATCAAAGATTTCATTCGATTCATCAATATTTTGATACCATTCATTGTTATTATAAACAGGGTCACCAAAAGACCTTATATTATAATTAATATTTTCATTATTTTCTATATCATACCCACCAGTAATAGTTGTCCAAAACCTATTTTTTAAGTTTGATGGTAAACCACTTTGCTTATCTAACCAATATTGAGAATTAATGGTACTTATATCAGCATCTAAATCATTTTTAATAGTTGTAAAATATAATTCACTCAAAGGTCTACCTAAGTTGTCTGTTAAGTCTTTAACATCGATATCCTTTTTAAAGTTAAATGACGATATTTTATCATCATAATATGATACACCGAAAGAAGCTGGGTACATATCATAATCTTTATAATCTGAAGATGTTAAACTTTTAAACTCTCTAACATAGTATTGAGATGATTTATCTTGCACCACTCTCTTTATTGTTGACACACCTATTGTAAAATTAATGTAACTTGGATCTAAATCAATAAGAAATGTTCTAAATTTTTTATCATTAGTTTGGTTACCTAATTTAAAAACTCTATATGTCTTTTTTAAAAGAACTAATGTTTGGTTTGGGGTGTTATCAGTAAAATTTAATAAACTGATTTCGTCTTGATCAGCTAACCCATGATTTATAGCGGTTTTAAACCCAACATATAACCTACCATTTAATTTAACAGTGAATTTCTCGATTATAGGTATACCATCCTTTAAGGTTACTCCCGAATTATTTTTAACTAATGTAATATCTTTACTTCTAAAAGGGTATGTCACCTTAAAAAGATAATTAGGGATACCGTCACTATCTAACATTTTTAACCTATTAAAACTAGGGTCAAAAGGGATAAATTCACATAAAGCACTTTTATTATCATTAAATTGTAAAGCGGATTCATCTAACTCATCATTATAATACCCTATCCACCCATTCTTTTCGAAAATATCACTAGTAAATATTTTTTTAGACCCAAACGATGACGTGGTACCAGTAATTTTTATATTATCATTATATAGTGGGTTTGAAATTATAGGCGTTACATTACCATAAAACCTATATATTGTACTCTCTTTTCTCTCCTTCTGAAATTGTGTGAACTGACTAACATTAGTACTAATATCATTTAATGGTATTGGTTTATTAGTGCTATCTATACCAAATTGTATCTGACTATCAACATTAACAGAGTTATATGTTCTAGTTTTATTTAGTAATATTTTATTTGTCTTATCCATTTATAATAAATATTAAATATCGGTAATAATATACTCTATTAATTATATTATTATCCTGCTGGTGGGTCAATCCCTATAGAACCACCAGTAGAAGGTCCACTACTCCCACCCCCTGTTGTGGGGTTACCACCAGGTCCTGTTGTTTGATTACTATCGGGTGTAACATTTTGTATTAGCGTCTCCCCCAAACAAGTTTTATAAACTGTAAATGGGTTATTTTCTGGGTTATTTAAATTAGGTGTGTTATTGATATTTTCCGATACACTATCGTTAGATGAACCAATACCTTCTAATGTTACCGCACTTATTTTATCTGCGAAGAATTTACCCACTGTTTTTTGTAATGCTGTTTTTCCTGGTACCAAACCAAAATATAAATGATAAGGTGTTTGACTTCTATTAAACCTAATACCGTTAATATTTGAAGCCCCATTATTAATATCATCTTCAAACGTAACTGGGTTGAATATCTCATCTATACCATCAGGGTGTGAAGTACCAAAATTAATTGTACCATTATCCCCACCACTAGTATCTGCGTTAGGGTAATTAATAAATGATGATGTTTGTCCCGGCGCTAAACCATAAAAATAATCAATACTTCCTTTGTCACTATTATATCCACAAGCATCCCCAGGAATAAATGAGTCACCATCATTATATTCTGATTTTACTATTTCACCCGTTTCAGGCATTTCATAATAAAGGTTAAAACCATCAGATAAGGTTATTTCTGGGTATGTCTCATAACTATTATCAAACTCTATAGAACCTGGTCTAGTATGGTGAAATGATGAATTACCTTTAAACCCATTAAACCTTCTACAGAAATAGCTTCTAATGTCTGCATCATGATCAAACCTAACAAAACAATTACCGATTTCTACACCAATATCATTTTTATCTACCATATCAACCCCTATCTGAGACTGATTTACAGTTGCTAACGTATTTGTACAAATAACTGACGTACAACCAAATTCAACATAAGCCCTTAAATTTAATGATGACTCTTTCTTATCATCAAATTTAGTAAATGTTCTTAACACACCGTCATCAGCGGTACTGGAAAAACCATCTGGTCCACTATATGTAGTGTTAGTTATGTTAGATCGATATTTTGTATCTTCAAAACTAACATTAAATGTTGTTGGTTCTAATTGATCCATTATGAATGGTACATCATCAATATCACAATATACACTACTACCCAATTCCATTATTGTTGTAGGTAACAATAAATTACCCTTATACTCATCTTCATTAAATTTATCATCACCAACATTTGACATTATTCTAGGTGTATAATAAATTTCTTGTTCATTCCAAGAAATAAGACCATGTGTGATAACATTGTCATTATAATTATTAATTTCACTTACGTTGGTTTTTTTACAAGGTGCAACACCATTAGTACCACAATCATTATCACAATTCAAATTGGGACAAGTTCCACCATCACATTCACCAACAAACTCACCATCATCTTCAGATTCAACCTCAGAGGGTTGTCCAATACCATCTGAAGTTATACCCTCAAGGTCAGCTTCAGATGGTACACCCTCACAGTCTAATGTTGTTTTGAAGTACTCTTTTCTTTCAATTAACCTAGTGCTGTCACAGATATTTCTAATGTGACCATGACCACCTATATTTTTCCAAGAAGTATTACCATTAGAATCTTCTATTTCTATATATTCAGGTTTCCCATGTTCCGTAAATACTTTATGGTCCTTTATGTTAAAGTTAATACCTAAATTATTAAATGTTGTTTGAAAATCTAAAAATGTGTTAAATTTAATATTACACCCATCTCCATTTGAGTCTGTCCCATGAAAATTGAAATCATTCACAGCTAAGTCTAAATTAGGGGATTGTAAATCATTTTCTAATGTACCATACCAGTCGGTAACTCTTTTACCCTTTAACTTAGAGGTGCACCCTTGAAATTCTATGGTTGGGTTAGAAAATGGAAAAGACGGTATTTTTATTCTCCATTGTTTATATGTAGGGTTACCTTGAAAATTATCATCTGAACCCCTTTCTCTACAATCAAAATCACAAAATTTATCCTTTTTAATTTGACCAAATTTTCTTTTACTCTTCTTTAATTTATATTTTCTTTTAACTAAAGGGAAATATAATGTACCACCAACCCAATCATTATAAAAATCAAATTTTAACATTCTTAACCAAACTGCTAATGGTTCTAAAATACAAGATACCCAATCCTTCACCCCTGGAGTTTGTAACCCACCACAACTTTTACAACTATATGGTGCAACAAAATTACGATTACACTTACCTGGTGCGAATGGGGTGGGTATAAGTGTAGTAATTAACCACGTTTTATTTTCGTCAGCACATTTAAGGGGTATTAATGGAATTTTGATACAACAATCACAACAACAACCGGAATCATTACCACATGAAGCAGAATTATCAGGACAACCATATTCATTTCCAGGACAACAACTATGTGGAACACCATCTGGACAAGATGGTCCACAATTTTTACATAATAACCCACTAAATAAACATTTCTTTTTAAGTCTCCAACACGACCCCAAAAACTTTAATTCATCATCATCACATGTAGTACCTAAACTACATTTAGTACATGCGTTACTACCTGCCCTATCATTACCTAACACATTACTTTTAAATCTTACTCTCCTCGAAGATCCACTTAAATCGCCCCAGTTAGAACCAGGTGGCATATTATAAAGCCAAGCTGTCCTTGATATAAACCCAGTGGGGTTCTCAAATGTGGTACCATTCCATATAGTACTATGGGGTGCACCATTGAGCTGACTCATTAAAAAGTTCTGTGGAACGGTCATATTAAACAGAGGCGTGGGGTTTTCTAAAAATGCTGCACTATAACAATTTTCTAAATCGTTAAAACATGTAATGAGTTGGTCCACATCACCACAATTTCCTTTTGCATCATAACATTGGGGTGTAACAGCCCATGGAGGATCTATGTCTTCGTCTTGCCATACATTAATACCATCGTCCCACTCCCCACGAACGAATTCAAATCGAAATTTACCACCATTTAGGGATCGAGCACAAATACCAACAGGAAACTTAACACCACATAACATCGTAATCAACCCATTAATTATCATTATAATGGCGTTTATTACACCGACTATAAGTCCGAATATATTTAATATTAAACAAATTATTGAATATAAAATATTGAGGTTTGTATCCGTTCTATTTGATGGAAACTTATTAACACCTTCAGAATTAACAATATCTTTTATACCTATAAACCCTCTAGCTTCATCACTTTTAAGTTTTTGGAACCTACCGATATATTGTTTAACCGTATATACTTTCTTCCACCTAAATGAATAAAACTCCTCTAAGTAGTTATATTGGTTTGTAACATCATTTTCATATGGGGTACCATTAGTTATAGAAGATAATTGATTATTAATGGTGAAATCTGTGGAATTTTTTAAGTCTTCTTGTGAATACTCACCAAAATTAAAATTATTATTTATGTTAGGTACCAAAAATTTAGCTCTCTGTCGTAATCTTTTATCGTTACCTGTAGCATCCATAGATACCCTAAATCTATAATCACCTTCTGTTGCAACACCCTTTTTACCGTCAGGTGAAGGAATTAAATTACCAAATTCATCAGTAACAACTTTTCTAATATTCATAGGTACTAGTACTGACCAATTACCGTTTTCATCAATAGAGTTGTCGTTGAAGTTAAAAGTTTCTATTCCACCATCTACATTACGTCTTATCGCCTCAATAGCACCTTTACCTGTAATAACCTCGTTCATTTTACCCATCTCACGACCAGCTTTACAATTTTTATTTAAGGAATCCTTTTCATCATCTGAAAAGATACTACCCATAAAGATTGCTGTAGGTGTCACTTCGTATGGTATTGAGATATCATGTCTATTAATACCCAATGGGCTTCCAACACTTAAACTATCACACCAAAAAGGTTCGATTATCACAGGAATGTTTTGAGACATTATTTGTGACAGACTATCTAAATTATTTGAACTTTTAAATTTAAATCTACTACCAAATAAATCATCACTATACCCCTGACTCATCATCTCATATGGTCTAGACGATATAAACCCGATATCACTTAAATCACAATCATAATGTAAAAAATGGTCACCAACAGGTATACCAAATAAAATATAATCACCAGATTCGTTAGTAGTTGTAGTGTATTTATAATATTTTTCGTATATTTCTAATGTAGTACTATCGTCCAATACCTCTCTCTTTTTTGGGAAGGTACCAACGGGTGTATGATCCAAAGTTTGTTTATTCTTTGGTAATAAATTATACCTAATCCCATTATCATTTTTCTCATCAGGAAATGGTGTTTGATATGGATACAATGAATGGATTACATCGTTCTCTAAATCATTATCTTCTATAGGGACAAAAATAGATACCTTTACGTTTGGTACACCAAACCCATTATTAATATCTACTCTACCAGCAATTACACCATATTCAGAGCAATAACTCTGATAGTCATCTAATTGTGAAATCTTAAGACTTAGTATCTCTAGTTGATCGTAATTTTGATTAAGATCAACATTAACCTTTAAATATCCATTATCTTCACCTGGTGTTGTCTTAATTCTATAAGATTTAGACATTAAATTTTTTTTTATTTACCTTTATTATTCTCATGTACATTTATATCACTTAAATCTTCTATATCAATTAAATCACTACCTTCTTCATATCCCCTATTTTTATTAAATTGTTGTTCCCTTTTTTTAAGTATCTTTTTTGTTTTAAAATCAGCGTACTTTTGAAACACGTACATAACCCCAGATTTAAGTTTTTTTGTTGCTTTAGGTAGTGATTTAGGTAGAAAAAATGTTAAGAACATTTGTCCAACTAAAACTAATATAATAAAGGGTATTGCAATTAATACAACCCCAAAGGCGATAATTTTGAATAGTAAGTTATCACTAAACCCTCCACTCATAAAAGATTCCGGTAATAATGATATACTTGGTGTGTCACCTTCCGCTGAGGTGGAACTTTCATTATTTTGTTTACATGTACTACATCCCATAATTTTAATTTTTATTTAAAAATAATCTGTTTTTCTGAAAAGTAACCACTATGATGAAGAAATCGTAACTTTTATGTCTTTACTTGGGTATTTTATCTCTAACATTGAATTCGGTGCACCAAATAAAGTGTACTTACTTAATAAATCTATTTGTCTAGTATCCTCATCAATATATGGTTGAGCTATTTCATTTAATGAATATTTTCCATTTTCATTAACCTTATTATAAACCCTTAAATCTGTGACGTTTAAAACTCCAGCAACATTATTAATATTTTCAATTAATTGTGAAAGGTATATATTATCACCCATATCCCACTTATTAATATCAAAATAAGTAGATATTGTACTAATTACATTATTTATCACCTCTCCTTTAGGTATTGTTTTTTCAATAAATAAATCAACTTCAAACCCTATATTAATTACCCTACCATTTTTAATGGTGACGTAATCATTTATCATTCTAAAATCTGCCAAATATTCTGATATATTATTTTTTAATGTGTTAGTTGCTTCGGTAGTTAGTTTACCATCTGAATCTAAAGATAGGATAGTTACGTTTACTTTATTCCTTTCTTCCCAAACACCAGTTCTAAAGGGTGTGCCAAATTTACCAGGCATTAATGGTATTCTACTTTGATAGTCCTTTACTGTGACACATCTATTTTGTGAAGAGAAGTTATACCTTACTAAGTTTTTTATTTCATCCAATGAAGGTTCTTCTTTACCACCCAAAGCAGGTATTATATTATTAACTGTTATACTATTTCTAATAATGTTATTAGTGTTGGTGTTATCACCTAAAACTATTATATTACCAATTCCTTTAGTTGTTAAGACATTAGGTCCGATATTTGAATCTTCTCCACCCCCTACTCTATATTTTACATACATAGTTTGACTTGGTTTTGGGATTTCACCTAAAGATTGATTATTAATCGTATTCCCTATTTGGTCAATTTGTCCTCTACAACCTACAAAGTCATTAAGTTCTGATATGTCTGATTGTCCACCACCAAAGATTATTTTACAAAACCCATTGTCAGTATATTCCTTTATAAATCTTTTTGGACTATTTTTCCATTTACCAACTACTATACCTTCACGATCTGAAACTTTATTTGAATCCTCTATATAAATTTCTGCTTGAGCCAATGCTGGTACCTCATAAAAATTCAAACCGAAGGTTGCAAATTCTTCGTCTGTAGGGGGGTTAACTAAATTTGTGCCCTCCTTAAGTATAATATTTTCTATCGATAATACATTATCATCAGGTAAAACAATCTCTAAGAATGGTTTGAAGTCTTCTTGTGACATTGTTCTCTTATATATTTTGGTGAAACCATTTAATACTATCTCACTTTTTATTAATGTGTAACTTTCTATTATACCACTACCATTAATTTGTGGAATTATTTTTCTATTAGGGATACCACCAGTTGTAAATGGTGAAGCAAAATCACAATCCTCTAATAATTCAAATACCTTACCACCACCTGTTGCTTGAGTACCTTTAACTAATCTAGGTGCATATTCGATATCGAAAGTATCCCCTTTAACTGGTATATTATTCGCAGACCATTCAACCACAGTTATACTGGGTCTTTTTCCTGGCACATTTAAACCAAAAGTTCTAGCCAACTCTAATATAGATGATTTTTCTTGTGCATAATTAATCTGAGTCTCATTAAACATCCTATCAGTATGGAAAGATAACATATCACCAACCGCAGCGTTTAACTCCAATAACATCATACCTACTGACGCATCATTAAAATCTGCAAAAGTTTCAGGGTAATATTGTTTTATATAACTTATTAATTGTTGTCTTACTTCCGCAAAATTTCTAGCGTTATAATCAATCTTTTTTGTTACCATATCTTAAAATGTTAATGTAACCGTATCCGTACTATTAAAAGTACCATCAGTTACAGTATATGTTAGTTCTACTATTATTAATTCTTCAATGTCATCATTTTTAAAAGTTATATCATTTATTATAAGATTTGGCATATATCTTTTAATGTTTTCATTTAGATTATCTTTAATTTGTTCATGTGTGATAGAATCATTAGGTTCAAAGATGTATTTTTTTAAATCACTTCCAAAATCTGGTAAATATAACCTTTCACCTTTATTTGTTAATAACAAATGTAATAGGTCGGACCTAATAGCATCCGTATCGGTTGAATTTAACTTAAAATAAAATCCTTCGGGACTATCTTTAAAAGGGAAGTCAATATTTATATATCTCTGTTTAGCCATTTGTATATAAATATTCTACTATCTATTTTTTGTAAGGAAAGGTTAATAATAAAAAAAATAAGTTGTTTAATGAAAACTACTAATATACTTATCTCTTTGATCAATCATCACATATTCAACAGTGTCGTTCCTACCACAATGGGGGCAATTTAATTTATCTAACGTTTCAGCTTCGTTAATTTTCCATTCCCCTACACATTTTTTATCACCACACTTATAAATGTACGTGTGCCTTATAAATACTTTATGACTCATATTAATTTTTTGTTTTTATCGGTACTTTAATCTATCATTTTCTTTTTCAAGAAATTCTACTTTAACTTCTAATGCAGATAGTTTGATTTTCACATCCATTAGTGAATCTGTACACTCATCTTTATCGACTTCAAGTTTTTCTATTCTAGCCTTTAAATCATCTCTATATACAGTGGACTCTTTAAGTGTTTCCTTTTCCTTTTCACGTTTATTCTTAATGAGAAATTCATAGAACTTCCACCCACCAGCACCAAATAGAACAGTGAGGGTGGTGATTATTATGGGGGTTAGATTTTCATTCATGGTTTTAGGGACTTATGTAATATTTCAATCTTTAATTTAAATAATATCCATGTCCACATAAATGTGTACCAACAGGTTATTATTAGATTTTTCGCATCTATAAGTGTAATGGGTTCTTCATCTACAGTTAAATACATACTTACAATATATCTAATAGTAGCAAATAAAGTTAAAATTAAATGATATAAAACAAACCTGGATAACCATTTTATCTGATTTAGGGTTATTAACATACCGATACTACCTATAAGGTAAGCGAAATAAATCCAATAAGTGGAGGGTTGACCAACACTTTCCCAATATGATGGGGTAGTCCATAGTACTTGATTGTTTAGTAAATCACTTACAACCCAAAAGAATAATAGTGGATGGAAGTCAAAGTACAGTAGTATTTCTTTTATTCTATTGAAGTATTTCTTTACCATAAAATTATTTGTTTAATGGTATAATTCTAATACTATCACCTCTATATAAGGTTTCTGTACTTGATGGTGGTTTTCGAACTGTGGGAAATTGACTATTAGTTTCTTTAACACTGTTATGTGTTTTTATAATTTTTTGAATTCTGCTGTTTGTTGTTTTATCTTCACCACTACCCATCATAGTTATTAATAATATAAACAATCCACCCATGAATAGGTATAATAAAGTTCTACCCTTTTTTAAGTCGGTAAAACACATACTTACTTTGAAAATTACTATTAATGTGAAATGATATATATAAAACCTTATTTGGGGTTTCTTATAAATGATTTCTTTAATTTTAGAAAATAATTTTATCATATAAATATTGTTAATAATAAAATGTGATAAAAAGTTTGGTAGTTTAAAACATTTGCCGTATATTAGTGTAATAAAATTAAAAATTATGAAAAAGTTAATCTGTTCATTACCAAAGGGTGTTAAATTAGTTATAACAATTAACCTTATAATTTACATAATTACCGTAATAATATTTAACCTAACAGAATATTCATTAAAGGATTTTTTAGGTACTTACCCAACATATTCAGAACATTTTAATACTGTTCAAGTATTAACATCAATGTTTGTTCATCAAAACTATCCATCACATTTTATTTTCAATATGATAACGATTTTAATTTTTGCCCCTTTTGTTGAAAGGATTATTGGGTTTAATAAATTTATTCTAACCTATATTTTTTGTGGTTTGTGTGGTTTCCTTTTAGTTAATTTCTCATATTATAAAAATAAGTCTACCATAGAAAAAGAAATAACAAAATTAGGGTTAAAAGTTAGTGATATAAAAATGGATGGTGATAGGGTATCTCATGACTATATTTTATCTTTAAATGATAATAAACAAAAAAATGTTATTCGGAATTATGAATACGTTACCTCAAAAACTTATGGTTCTTCAACCGCCGCTTTTGGGTTTATTATATTGTATCTACTATTAACCCCCCTAACATTTAAAAAGATATTTTATATTGTTTTAGGTGTTTATTTTATATTAGATAATATTAATAGTGTATTTAATAACCAATCCATATTGAATGGAAGTACCTATACCCATTTAGGTGGGGTAGTAGGTGGGATAATAATATATTGCCATATAAAATTAAAAAAGGTCATCAATTAATTGATGACCTTTTTTATATTCTATTTAAATACCCTTTATTTTTCTATATACATTGTTTAGACATCTTCACTGATATTTTTCTAACTTCATCATTAAATTCCTCATCAGTGAGTCCTGTACCTAATTTCCTAAGTGGGTTTGTAATGTATCCTGCTTGATCTTTGTCGTATTCTGTTGTTTTTAATTTGGAGATAATCCATACACTAATATCATCGTCACCACTTTCTTTATTGACTAAAGTTAATAATCCATTATACTCATCACATGTTTTAATCTTTTTCAAAGTATCTAATATCTTTGATTTATTCCACCAATTAGTAATACCAGCATTCGCAATTAAATATTTAACTTCTTTAAATATTTTATCACCGTTTGTTTGTTCTGTTAATACCCTCTTAACAATTCTTTTTAAATCTGATTCCGTCAGATTAACCACTTTACCATTTTTCTTAATTTTCATTTTAATGTTTTTTATAGTAATTTTATTAATACCTTTTATTATAAATATATTAAAACACCAAAAAGGATTAAAAAACCATTACTTTATTATTGTACTACCTCTTTGGTGTTTTGGTGTGTATGGACAATATAAACAACCATTACCACAACAACTACCTCTTACTATATGTTCTTCTTTAGTAATCGGTTTATTATTGTGGTTTATGATTTCTTTTACATATAACTCATATATCCAGTCATCTGTTATGGTCTTCATTTTTTAATTAATTTCACAAGAACCCCCTGAACACGCTAATTCACCACTTAATGTTGTGTTATCATCTGATTCCACAATTTGGGATAAGTCAATGTTATTTAAATGTTTCACCATTTCGTTATACACTTCTTCCGTAATATCTTCAAAAGGTGCTTGAGTATATGTCCCACCATTATATGGTAATACAGATAAACCATTATAATGTTCTTTGTTAGTCCACATCCATTCACCAGATAAATCCCAATCTTCATCTTTTAAAGATATAGTTGCTGAAACGTTATGTGTATTGGAACCATTTCTATGTCCACTCTTTACCCATTCCGTTGCTACCTTCTTAACTCTTTCCAAAAGGTCGAAAGGTGATTCAGTTCTTAATATAGAACCTTTTGGTGATTTTTGTGGGATAGTGATAATTGCTGTATCATGAGCCCTAAAGTAATCATCCTCTAACAACTCAGGGTGATGAACAATTAAATGTTTATATATTGATTCATTTTTCCCCACTCTAATTCTTCTTATGTAGTAGTCATTGTGCCACGCATGTATCCCTGAAGATGTACCTAATGTTAAAGATGTAGTATTATGTGACACAGTACCATTACCCATCTGATACACAGGGTTATTTTCAACTTCAATGTCTACAGTAAACGATTGTGTTAATTCTTTTTTCTTTATTTTCATTTTATTATGTTTTTTAATTTACTTTTTATTTGTTTACCATTCACTATACCATCTGATTTAATAAAATATTTTCTTCACAATATAACCATTCATCATCTTCCGTTATATCAATAGCTTGTTTCCAATTACCATCAGACATCATAAATTTATGATGCGGTGTACATTCAATGATACTATCATCTTCCATTGTGAATTTCACACTTTCCTCAAACCCATTCACGAATAACTTAGTTATTAAATTCTCATTACCATTTTCATCAAAAACTTTTATATCGGTTTTAACATCGTACCATTCCCTATACACATCTAAATGATTATCTAAATTAACACCATTTATCTTAAAAATATCAAATAAACTAATATTTCCATTATTAGTCCTAATAACCGTAGATGGTATCTGACAACCCGCAGGTTTTACAGTTGTACACCTAGCCGATTTATTAATATCTATAAGTTTAGCGACTCTACTATTTTCTCTCTTTACCACATCTGCTGATTTTTCTAAATCATAACCTAATACAACTCCACTTCCGATTCCCGTCATAGATACACCGATTAGAGCGTCTTTCTCTGTTGTTTCTTGCCAGATCTCTCTTAAGTAATGAAACCCTGTGTAACCAGCTTGTAACGTCCCTATGAAGGCTGCAGCTTTAACTCTTTCATTCAAATCTTCTTGTGATTCAATATTCGAAACATTAACTTCACATAGGTTACAGAATTGAAATGGTCTTAGTGCGATTTCACAACAATTTCCAGTAACTACTTTTGATAGTTGGAAACAATGTGTTTCATCTTGCACTGAAATATCCCAAACATCCTCATAAATATCTGTTTCTTCTACAGATATAACTTCAACCTGATTATTATCCTGTGTATTATTAAATTTGTAGTTATCTAGTTCATCTTGTTTGTATTGTACTGACAATTTAAAAATATTTATAAATTGTTTTATTGATTGATTCTCGTTAATTCTTAAATCATATCTGTCAAATATCTTATCATTTAACGTTGACGTACTGTGTCTAATGGTTGTTTTAATACCGTAGAACCCTAATAATTCAGACACATCACTAAGTAACGACCTGTGCTTGGAGGTTAATATTACCCTTTTTTTACTTTTTGATATATGACCATCTGATGAGAATAAACCATCAATAATACCCTTTCTATATTCTTCAGAACCATTCACCCACACAGCCTTAGGTAACCCAACATTTTTATCGACAATACCAAATTGTTTTATATAATTGTCGACTTGTATGTTATTTATTGACACTTCTTTGGTTTTTGTTTCAATTAGAACTTGTGTCATAGTCTCTTCAAAGTCTTCAAAGGTTGGTTTTAACCTACGTCTAAAAGAACCATTAAAAGATGGTACATTTTCTTGGATTGTACTTATTAGTAGTTCTGATATATTGGATTCATCATCCTTATCACTTACAATCATACCGTACTCCGAATGTTCCTTTCTATTAGATACCCAACCATCACCTATAATCCAACCAGATAAAAACCCATCATTATACGTACCTAAATCACCGTCAAACATTTTTGTTTCTCTCAGGAATGGTAATTTACTACCAACTTTAATAGATGGTGTATTAACTTTAGTATACTGTACTCCGTCCCACACAGGCCATTCATGTTCTTTTGTCGAAAAGTATTCAGTCTTATCTTTCAATGTTAACTTATATAATTTTTGGTTTTTTCCAGATAACCAACATTTAGCGTTACTAATTTCACCATTTAAGTTTTTAACTTCAAATTCTTTACCATCAAGTTCTTCAATCGGGTATACTCCGTTTGTGGTGATAACCTTAGTACCTTTTCTCAATGATGGATTCGTACCCCAGGACTTATCATTAGATAAATAAATTCCTGGTTCACCCGCTCCTGACAATTCAATTCTCTTCCATAACCCCATAAAAAATTCTTTAGTGATTTTATGTCTAATAAGAACTGCTGAATTATTAGCTCTACCTCTTTGTGGGTTATTTTCCCACCAGTCACCAGATTTACAAGAAATCATTTCATCGTCATCAGCACTAAATAATGATATTAAGGCTGCTCTACGAATACCACCAGCTAATACTGCGTCTGCAATATAACATATAATATCATGAGTTTCTAATGTTGTTAATTTTTCACCATCAGTTTTATTTTCTAATACACCAGTAATTTTAATGATACACTCTTTCAATGGTTGTGGTCCTGGCGCTTTACCACCAGAAGTAACTAACCTAGCACCTTTTGCTCTAATGTCGGAAAAATCAAATTCAATTTTAGAACTTCTTTTTTCTCCGATGTAAGACTTCATAAGTACTTTTATTGAGTCTGACCAACCTTCGATTGAGTCTCCGATTAAAAACCTTCTCTTTCTTTTATTGTGTGGTTTGTTTACCGGTAGTAATTTATCTACATTATGTTTTTGTACTGAATATCCTACACCTGTACCACCAAGTAGTAAAAACATTGTCTCTGAGAACGCATCTACATCATCAATAGGTAAGAACGCACAGTTATACACTCTGTTCGGAGAGATATCAATGGGTTTACCCGCAAATTGCATTGACCTCATCGATGGTAACACTTTTTTATCATATACAAACTGATACTTTTCTTCTATCTCGTCTTTTAATTCAGGATACTTCCTAATGTGCATATTCATATTCCTTGTAACCAATTCATCCCAAGTTTCTCTCCTATTTAATTCTGGAATATACTTTGCGTATTTCATATAAACCGTTATATCTGATAATATTTTGTTTGAAATATCCATTTTGTTCTTTTTTGTTTTTTTTTGTTTTTTTATTTAATTAGTTTTTAAGGTGAGTATTCCCTTAACGACATTACATATGTCTATTTATTTTGATAACTTTTATATTATCACCCTCCTGAACTCTCTTTCTTTTTTTTCAATAATTCGGTTATATAGTTAGAATCTTTTTTCTTACTACCCTTTTCAAAGTCTAAGAAAGACACATCTCTAGAATCATTAGTATCTATTACTAATGTACCGTTATTGAATACTATATCTTCAAAGATAACTCCATCTTTTCCGAATCTAGATTTTAGAATCGCCATTGTTGCTCTACCCTCTTCTTTTTGTTCCAATGTTTTAGCAATTGAAACAATGAAGTGACCAATTTGACCTTTTTTAATTGAACCCCCAATCATATCTGCTTGAACGACTTCCGCACCAATAGAACTTCTATTACCTTGTATTGCTGTCCACCCAGCGATATCTAATTCTGATATCATAGTTTCGAATTGTCTCATCACATTACCTTCACCTGTCCACTCATCTTTAAATTGTTTACTTGGTGTAACACAGTCAATGTAATCAACAAAAACAATATCTGGTTTCATACCATTAGAAGTTAATTTCCTTAAGTATTGTTTAATATGTGGTATTGTTGTACCATCACTAGCCATTTTCTTAAGGATAAGATTACCTTCTTTACTTTTAAGTCTAGGTAACATCTCTGTTACGACATCCCTATGTTCACTTAAATCATTTAATGGTATCTCAGTCCAACAAGTTAAATGTTTTCTCTGAATAACTTTTGGGTTATCTTCGAAAAAGATTTGTACCACATTATACCCTAAGTTATAGGCGGTGTTAGCCATTCTAGTTACCAAAGTAGTTTTACCGACACCGAAGGGAGCGAGGATAACACCTAACTCACCTTTAGCGAGTCCACCACCCATAAGGTTGTCTAAACCAACTATACCAGTTAGTATTGGATCTCTAAAGTCATCATTCAATACATCTTCAATAGCGTGAAATACATCAATCCCATTATCATTAGTATCGCCAATAGTTAAAGCTTGTTTTAAAATCTCTTCACACTCTTCATATCTATCAAAATCACCAGTATCTAAAATTTTACCAATCATCTGATTAGCCTTCTTAAGTTCTTGTTGTTTGCAGAACTTAATGGCAACTTCTTGGGTGTGTAAACAATCTTTACTATCCGATTCTTGAATTTCTTTAACCATTTCTAAAGCAGATTCTCTAGCAATTTCTCGTCTTACTTCTGATTTAATGATTTGACGTATGGTATCATAAGCTGGGATTGTTTCATAATTCTCTTTATAATCTTTAACGCTAGCTATAATCAATCTTATATACTCATTGTCAAAGTAATTAGGAGAGATGATATCAATGATACTTTCTGAAAACTTTCTATCCTCAACCATTTGTTTAACCAACTTGATCTGAAAACTATAACCTAAATATCCTAAGTTTTTAACTTCTTTTTTATCCATAACTCTATTTAATTTACTTATTAATAAATATACAGTCTAACTCATAATCACAGTAATTTTTTTCATATTCTTTTTGATTCATACCTTGTTGTATTTGATCGATGATTTTAGGTAAAATTTTTCTGACATCAACATCATATCTTACTTGTGGTGGGTAATCATTACCACTAAAAATCTTTTCTATCACTACTTTTTTATTAAATAATATTTGAAAGGTGAACATATCTTCATCTTCGTAAATACTAATAGGTTTAGAGTTAGGTATAGGATTACTTTCTGTAGACACTTCTTCGTTTGTAGAATAAAAATAAGGGTTATAATACTTATACATATAATCATATGTTTTACTTTTAAAGTGTTTCTGAAGTATATCTACACAATCATCAACTAACTCTTTCAATTCTATAGACGATAAAGAATCTTCATTAAAATTATAAATAGGGAAGTTTCTTCCTACTATTGGGTTTCCATTAATTAAAAATAGGAATTCATATGGGTACGTTTTATAAGCTTTTTTCATCTTTCTCTTTTTTTGTTTTTAAATAATAATTTTTTTCTTTTTTGATTATCCTTAAAAATGGTTGTAAGAAATTTATATAACCATCTCTTCCACCTGGTATCGCCATCATCACACCATCTTCTATCATCATATTGATGACATTTTTTGTTTCTCTACCTTCAGGGTCAATAGTGGTTTCAAATAAATAATCTAATTCCTCTTTTGATGTCTCTGTTAATAAAGGGTCACTTAAATTGACAATCTTTTCGTTAATATTAAAAATGTTCTTACCTTGTACACCGACAGTAACTTTATTTAATATATTGTCCAAACTTTTCAACCTACTTTTCCTTTCGTTTTGTATAGTATCAATCTTACTAATTATATTTTCCAATGTCAAAGTTTTTTCAACAATTTCAGGGAAATATTTTATAAGTGTCTTTTCTTTAATACCTTGGATACCTTTAATATTATCACTACTATCACCAGAAATGATTTTAATAAGTTTAAGGTTAGTTAGATGATGGTCGAAATACTTTGAATAGGTGTCTTTTGTGACGATAGTTCTTAAATTTAGAACATACATACCCACTCTATCACCAATCAGTTGACACAAGTCTCTATCGTTAGATAGAATTACAGCTTTCTCATCTTCTTTTAGTTTTGAAATGTAGTACGCAATGGAATCATCAGCTTCAATGATTTCATCCTTATACTGTCGAATGAATAGTTCTTCACAATAACCCATCACCCTTTCTTTTTGGAGGTATAACTCTGGATCGGAAGGTGGTGTTTCATTATAGAAGTCCTTACCTCTGTTAGACTTATACTCCTTATATAAGTCATACCTTAATCTCCCACTAAATCTTCCATCCCAGAAGACATATACCCTATCAAAACGGTATTCTTTTATTACTTTACGTAACATTGTAAGAAATTGGAAAATACCGCCTATATGGACATCCTTATGATAAAGGTTCTTAGCACCAAAATAGGCGGTTTTTAATAACGAATCACCATCTACTATTAAAGTATGGGTGTAAGTTTTTTTTCTATTGGGTATTTTCACTGAACATATCTTACTGGGTTAATAAATCAATTATCAGAATAGTCTACAGGTGTTTCAATGAATGTTTCATCATCTTCAATCTCAAACTCCATAATACCATCTCCAACATTTTCGAATATCTCAGACCAATAATCTTTCTGTTCAGCTTTATATAAGTCAATATATTTTTTATCATCTTCAATGAACCCATGTGTAGTCGCCAATATTCTACAATCAGCATATCCCAATCCATTCATATGGTTTTTATGGATACCAACTTTAGTTCTAATAGCGAAATTCACTTTTCTACCTTTATTAGTGGCAGATAGTTTTGAAACTCCAGCACTTTTTTGATTCCCAAATAAGAATACTAAAGCACAGGATAAATATATTGATTGTCCACCTTTCGGTTGTATCTTGGGTTGTCCAAATGAATTATCTGGTAATTCCACCCATGGTTGGTTAACAAAAACCATTGTATTAGTATATGGGGAAGATTCTTTCCTTGATGAAGTGATCCTTTGAGCTTGACCCATACCCCACTTTTCAGATATAGTCCTAGCAGTATGTTGATTACCACCTTTCCCATCGAAACTCATTTTACAAGGTATTGTACCTACTGAATCCCAACAAAATAAGATATCATGAGGTATCTCCCCATTTTTTTGACCATCTAACACTTCTGTTACATATTCAAAGGCTTGTTCAATATAGTCGAAACCTAATTTATATAACAAAAATCCATCCCAATAACCAGTAACCTCACCAGTCTCTTCATCAACTCCTTCAACATAATCAGTTTTTAACCCCATTTGTTTGGCGTGTTCAAAACTGAATTTCTGTTCCGTAATAATGAAAATAGGTAAGATACCTTTTTTCTGTGCATCTACCGCAGCTTGTATTAGTGCGGTTGTTTTTCCTGTGTCCGAATGTCCTAACAACATATTGATTTGACCCAATGCTGGTCCAGGTATTCCTGTCGCCTTATGGAAGGCTTCCCCCAAATCCAAGTACTTTTGTTCTTTGTACTTTTCAGAGGAGGAAAACTTTTTCCTTATAGACGAAAAATCAGACGTTTTTTTCTTCAAAGGTTTCTTAGTCATAATATTAATTAAAAAGGAAGTTCATCTTCATCTGAATCATCAGAATCCAAACTTGTAACTACTACATCTTCTTTTTCTGTATCGTTTGATGTATTTGACATAAATGAAATTTCTTTTTCCAATGAAGCAGATTCAGCTTCTTCTTTATCTTCTTCAGCAACATAAATCTTTTGTTCTGAATCCCATATTGGTGTCTTATTGGTTGCAATGATTTCCAAATACTCCAACGACTTCTTAGCGTAAACATCTTTATATGTTTCTTGGTTTGATAACCACTCTTTAGCGTTAGTAGTGTCTTCAGTAAGTAGTGTTACATCATCACACATAATAGAATTAACAACTGAATGTCCTTTATCGTTTCTACCTGATACAATGATTACATCTCTACCTTCTCTGGGGTCAGTAATATCACCTTTAATTTTGAAAAGTGGGATTAGTTTATCCATAACACCATCACCAGTCCATTTGTGTTTAAATCTCCAGAATTTTACACCATCAGATTCATTATCCCTATCGATACCTTTTAATACGTACCATTTACGTGGATTCAATCCTTTAGCTAACTCCTTAGCTTTGTCTGAACCATCCTCTAATAAGGCTTCTCTAGCATCACACATAGGACAATGACCATCATCGTTCTTTTTAGGACAATATGTTTTAGGATATGTACCGTTTACTTCTTTTTCATGAAAGAAAGCTTCGGTGAATCCACCTTCACTTAAACTAGAAGGTAATATTCTAAAAGTTTTAGTTTGGTTTCTTACTCCTTTTTGGAGTTTTTCTGTGAAATACTTTTTAAGTCTTTCTTCACTAGAGACTTTTGGTTTTGACAAACTCTCACTATTCTTTTCGTACTGTGAAAGTATTGCGTCTAAATTTTTATTCATCTTTAATATTTTTTAAATGTTTATTAGACAAATATACTAATAAAACTTTAAAAAGTCAATATCTATGTGTAAAAATTTTAATTATTATTCACCATCTTCATCCTTTGGGTTAAATGATGATCGTATTTCCTTTTGATCAAAGTTATCAATGTCGCTTTGAGTTAAGACGAATTCCTCTTCTTCCTCTTCCGCTGCTTCATAACCTTCTTGTTCACTCCAAAAATCAGTTAATTTAACACTATATGGGAAAGAATTCATTGATCTCATCTCCAACCTTTCTACTGGGGTAGGGTTTCTTTTTTCAATTTCTTTTTCTAAGTCATCTATTTTACTAATTACTTGATCCATACCACCTATTTTTGACTCTAAATCAGATAGTTTAGATAATAAATCATCCATTTTAGTACTTATACCATCAACGGAGTCTTTGGTTGCTTCAGTTTTATCAACTATATCTGTTACATCAACCTCTACAGTCTCTTCTCCAACCTCATCTTCAATTTCTACACCATCATCACCCTCAAATGGGTCAGTTACCATACCACCTTCTACATCTTCTACAGTATCATCGTCCAATGTTACTTCACCTGATGGTGTTGTAGTATCATCAGCAAATGGATCTTCATCACCTTCTGGTGGATCTTGTTCGTTTAATATCCCATCAAACAATAAGTCCGCATCTTCGTCCTTAGTTTCTTCGGGTACATAAAAAGTATACTCCAATAATTGTAAGTGTCGTTTTAATTCTTCAGATATCAATTCTTTCTTATTCATTTCTATTACATTAATAATTGTCTACCATCATTTGTCTTGTAAACTTTATCTACTCTTTCAACAATTTCTTTTCCATCATTAATAAGGCATTCGTCACCAACACATTCTTTTTCAGTGTCTATACCTAAAAAAGAGTCCAAACCGTTTTCTAGCTTTTCTTTTTCTTTTGTATTTTCAGTTTTATCCATATTAATCGTTTAGTTATAAATATCCTATATTTAAGAAAAATCTCGTTTTATAGTCATTATTTTTAATTCTTTACGTTTAATTAGTATTATATTGTTTTGATATTCGTCCCAATCAATTTTAAACTCCCTATAATTAATATTACCACTATCTGAATCACTTATTTTTTCTATAAGTGAATTAAGGGCGTTTATAGTGTAAAAACACTCCCCCTTTTTATGTACTATGATTGTTGGTGGGTAGAAGGTTTGGATATCTATTTTCTCCTCTTGTTTAAGATATATCATAAAAGTTAATATCTTCTTATCTTCTTCTTCGTATTTGTATTGAAATACTTTTTCATCGGTTATACCGTATTTATTAAACAAATACTTCTTAAAACTATCTACTTTATCATTGTAGACAAAGGACGCCAGTGTTATACTCTTACTCGTATTCTCCATTTTTATAAATGTAAGGGATTAATTTATTCTTAAATTTTATCTTGTATAATAAATCCTTACACTTATTAAATATCTCATCAGTTACCAAAACATTATTTCCTATGTTTTTTATTTTATTAACAATCTTTTCTTTATCTATGTTTATATATTGACTAACATTTAAATCAACACCAAAAATGATGTTTTCATCGTATAGATAAACCATATTTTTATCACTAAAATATATTATGGGTGTTTGTAAAGATAAAATTTTTCTTACTATTTTAATATTTACCTTTCTTTTTCCATGTATTAAATCTAAATATACATATGGGACATTATCACCAAATTGATTAAAACATATTTCTTTGAATTTTTCTAAATCTACTTCATAATCAACCTTACGCTCTTTAGTCGTAAATGTCCAGTACAGTCTTTGATTTATTTTTTTATGGAGTATGGATATGTCACTGTTGTGGGATTTAACTTTATCCCACCCAATAATTAAAGTAGGTAAATCGTTATTAATATCTTCGAATTTACTTACAATATTAAAATTTTCTTCCTCTATTTTTGAGGATGTTACTATATTTCCAACGTACATAACTACAAAGATAATAAACTTTTTAATAAAAAACAATTAATTTAACTGAAATTCATCTTTTAAATCAAAAATATTTAAAACCTTTTCGAAAACCTCAAACGATTTTATAATATCGTTTGCGTTACCAACTATCTCTACAGTTCTACTATATATGTTTGCACCACCCTTACCGACTTCACACACACTGAAAGCTGTTTCACCTTTTTCCTTTTCTTTTTTCATCCAAACATCCACAGCAATTGAAAAAGCTGTTACTGGTGTAAGTGATATAACCCATGGTGTGGTGAATTTCGATTTAGTTGTATCGTAAGTAAAATATTCTTTTCTACCTGTTACATATAAATACCCTCTAGGTCTAAATAAATAACCATCACCTTCATATTCATTACCTTTATAATTGTCAAAGGGTGTTTTTATTACAATACTATCATTAGTACCACCTGTAAATGTTGGGGTTATTCCAGATATTCCATCACCCGCATCTTTATATATTTCATAAAATGGGTTTGACGGATCTGGTGGGTTGGTACCGAAATACTTAGTTTTACCACTATAAATAGTCTCATCATCAAACACATCTACCTTATCTTTATCGAAATCGACAGATATTTCTTTTTCTAAATTAGTCATGTTATTAGAAGTTAACATAATGTTAGATAATAACATACAAACTTGTTTATTTGTTGTCATAGATACCCCCGTTGATTTTAATATTGTCTTAAACGCTGTTATATTTTCTACAGTCGCAACACTTGATGGGACACCCATTCTTATGAAATTCCCAACTGTAAATTTTTCAAATTTAAATTCTTCATCTGGGGTTTCTACACCAATGGTAAATAACTTATCAGTTACAAAATTATTAGTAAAATCTAACACCCCAGAAGTATCAGTGGATTCGTTTAAGTTTAATCGTAAATCAGCCGTAATTTCTGTAGGTGGTGGCGCAATAAATTTTGATTGTCTTACACCTTGAAAACTTGTTGTCATATGATTAGGTGTGATATTATGAGTCACATTAGTGATTAAATAAGCCCCCTTGAAAAATGGGACGTTCTGTAAGTCAAAATACATTAACGGTTGGATATTCATACAC